AGTTATTTCAAGAAATATTAGATGAGGAGTCTACAGCTGCAGTTATAAAAGCAAAATCAGATAGAGAAGAGGCTGTAATAAACTAATGAAATATATACTTATCATTGTAGTTGCTTTGACTTTGACCCATTGTGGTAAGGTCCAAATAGGTGACTGGGAGTGGGATCCTAAAACTGCAATGATGAGAGCAACCTTTGGAGTATCAAAATAATGGCAAAGAAGAAAAAGTTAACACAAGCTGATGTTGTAAAACTGTTAAAAACAGAACTACCCAAACATGGTTTTAGAGTATCTGAAACATCTATGTGGGACAGATACAATTCTAGGACTGGTAGGTGGAGGAAAGAGAAAAATGTACGTTAAACACTTACAAGAATATTTAGATCAATTCACAGATGGCAAGAAAGGTACTGCCGTCAGTAATGCTAAGGCCTACATGGAGATGGAAGATGGAACTTTGGCAGAAATAAGGCGGATGGAAGTGCTAGAATCTACTATTATTGGTGATTCATCAGTAATGGTTGTATTAAAAGCAGATAGAAGCCAAAAAATTGTCATAAAATCGCCATCTTTCAACAAATCCTAGCTCTGTGCCACTATAGTGGAGATTTTGAGCAAAAATTATTTTTTTTTATTTTTAAAAAGTTCATGGCACACTTGGCACACCCTGTTTTTAGCTTATTATCGTTGGTATCATTGACTAATAGCTGTGCCACGCCCTTTGGCACACTTGGCACACTTCCCTACTTGGCGCGCGAGACCTTTTTGAGTTTTGAAAAAACTTTATTTGCCCTAAAATCTCCCTTATATAGAGATTATGCTTAAGCGGAAAAAATCAAAATATAAATGTGCTGTAATTAATAAGAAGAGGTATTACTTCTATAGCATTAAGTGGGCAGACATCACCGGGGATTCTGCACACGCCACCATCGATGAGTTCGACAGATTCATGCCGTGCATAATGGTAACTCAAGCTTATGTTTATAAGAAAGACAAAAAACATCTTTGGACCTTTAGTTCTTATGATCAGAATGACGAGGTGTTTTCTGATCGGAATGTGTTTCCTCTTGGTTGTATTCTAAAGATGGAGAAGGTTCTACTGTAATAAGTTTATTGTCATCTAATATTTGTTTCATTCTAGATTCTAATTCTTCTTCAGACAACTGGTCTAAGTTTCCAGTCATAATTAATTTCTGATCTATATATAATCCAGCAGCTTTACCTCTAGCAACTTCTGCATTTGTAGCTGCAGACCATGCTCCCTTCAGTCTAGCTTCATCTCTGATTCTAGCTAGCTCTGTAATATGTTTCTCAAAGTTAACTCCATACTTCTCTTGTACCTCACGTCTTAACTCACCAATATATTTTGCAACCAAAGGATATACTCTTGGATTCTTTAGTTCAGATGCAGACTGTCTTGGTCTTGTAGTGTATCCAGCTGACTGTGCACACTCTGCAGGACTCTTCCTACCTTCGTTATATACAAGTAATTCTGCAAACTTCTTCTGTTTATCTGTTAATACTGGTGTTCTTGTCATAATTTTGCTATACATTTTTGTACGAAATAAGTCAAATTAAAAAGGTGTTGTTCGATGAAAGCAGAGTCAAAATTTTGGAAACAAATCAAGAAAAATACACCCAAAATACAGTGGACTAGACTGGAATCTTGGAGTTCTTTTGGTGTACCGGATCTGTTGGGATATGCGGATTCTTGTGGTTTTTTCATGGTTGAGATGAAGGTAGCAAAGAGCCCTAAAGTATCGTTCTCACCACATCAAAAACTATTCCATATGACTCGTACGAAACGTAATTTCATCTTGCTTCAGACAGACGATCCACGACACGTAAAACTTTATGAGAGCGCCGCGATCCACGGCTTGCTGCTCGATCATCGCGAAGCTCGCTGCTTGGCGCTTGATGATTGGGATCACATTCAGCGCTTGCTGCTTAACTTGCCGCTTGATGCTTGACGCTTGTTGCTTGACGCTTGTCGCTTGATGCTTGAAGCTCGCCGCTTGCGCCTTGGAGCGTAGTACTCAGGGCCATGCTTCGGTAATAGATCTGGATGTGTATATAGTTTAATGCTCATAGTATTCTACGTTAGGAACTTTCCTGTCCCAACACGCGCGACACGGTCCGCACTTGTTGCCGTTCTGGGGCGCTGGGCATGTTTGCGAATCCTGAACATGACTGGTCCTGTTGCTTCCATGAGCTCTTACTGTAGATGTCCACGGCCAGAACTTGACTGGCGGCTGGTCAATCATATGTGAAGAGATTCTAATTGTAAGATTACCAGGGACCGCTTCTGGATCTACCAGCTTCAGGAATTTCACCTCCCGCGTTGGTAGCCAGTGTCTGGTCCCCGGTGTTCGGACACAAACCTCAAAAATTTGTTTCAGGTGCCATGCGCTCTGCAGGTCTCCGCTGTCGTGCCATCTAAAATATGGCTGCTTGCCGATCAGGGTCACCATGGCGTCGACCCATTCTGGATGATTCAGGCTGGCCAGTCTACGGTCCAGCGCATCGCGGACGTTGCTAAACCTGTAGCGCCCCTTCAGGGCGTAACAGCCAGCGCACACGCTGCCCGGTACTTTGGCAAGCTTCGCGCCTGTAATACATTTGTATGCTGGCAGGTTATAAGCCGGGCCAGGCATCTTCGACGGCTTGCTCAGGCCGCCTGTAATTTTTTTTGCTTCACTTACTTTCATCGATTTGCTCCAGTCTGTGAGCGATATGATTGTGAGCTATGAAGAAGCCCAGCCAGAGCAGGCGCTGCTCTTCTGGAATGTGAGATCCAAAGTAGTCCGTAATCTCTTTTTCTGTTTTTAATGTCACGACGAAGTTATTTTTTTTTATTTGCATATGTGTCCTTTTGTTAGTGTTACGCCCTGTTGAAGTTTTGAATAGCGCGACAGGGCAACGGGCTAATGATCTATTTATAACATAAATTCCCATACATGTCAAGCTTGTCGCTTGCTGCTTGTGGGCCCACCCTCCCGCTCAGGTCTATATCGTTGGTGCTTGAAGCTTGGAGCTTGCGGCTTGTAGATTTTACCGCCAGATTTAATTTTGAAGCTACAGTATTTCTTCCACGGGTCCATGCTTATTGCCAGATCCGCTACGAAGCTTTTTTGCTGAGCGCTTGACGCTTGCAGCTCGATTGTTATTTTTTTCATTTTTTTCCTTTTGTTTTATCCAGTAGCCAGCATCCATCCTCATTGTCTTCTGGGCTGCTAGTTGCTTGAATGTTATTGTTGTCCATTTCACCATAAAATTTTGTCCTTTCTTTGGCCAAACACGCTGAAGCCCAGCGGCAATTGTTTACCGGTCGACCAGGGCTTAAGAGTAATTAACTCTGTGCTTGACCCCAGGTCCATTGGCTAGTTGGTTATTATCTAGAATACCTATATCTCCAATAGACCAGGGCTCAAGCGTTATTTACTTCTCAACCATTTCTGGTATTCTCTTTCATATCTCGTCAATCTAAGTTGATATAATTTTCTGTCGTAATGAGAAATCATTATTTCAGAAACAACCACCAATAGAAATCCGATTGTTATAAAACAGATACCTATAATTAATAATGTATTCATATATTCTTTCTTATTGACAATATATAGGAATTTCTGTTATAAATGTCAAGTATTAAAAATAACAAAAGGACATATATGAGTAAGATACGTATGAACACCGAATACAGAAACAAGTTATTCAATAGAATAAAAGATGTATTCGAGAAAGAAGAAACGCAAGAACGTCAAGCATTTATGGAAAGCCGAGAAACTTTCATTGAAACGCAAGGACACGCATTTGATGTTGCACGTGCAGTTGTAGAGAGGTCATATCCCTCTACTGATGTTGCCACGTTAAGACATTTCAAAAAGAAATATGGCGACCCGTGTGATGTAGTTGCAAAAGATAAATGCTTTTACTTTTCACATAATGAAGATGTTGATGAGGACGGCGACCAAACAGAAACAAAATCACACTTTGATTTTGGTTTATTCGGCAATCTCAATGGTAATGAGTATAGTGGTCAAGAAGATACTGAACACTTTGCACACGCATACTACCGAGAAGAACTCAAAGCCAATGGCTTAAATGCTGATATACTTGCACAACAAAGTGGCAAGGATAACAACCCACACAAAACAAAGCACGTGGACGCAAACAATAAGTTTTTGGGTAAGGGTAGTTATCACGATAACGAGATAGGTATAACAAGAAACTATGATGACCAATTCAAACTTGAT